ACGCGCTTTCATGCGTCAGGGCTTAACGGCGTACGGTGAGGCGGTGGTGGCGGATCGTGCTGATTCTATTCGTATCGAGAGTCAGCTGCGCGGCGTGGCAATTCCGGCGGAGTACAGGCCGGCGTTCGTCGGCGCAGCACTGGGTTTTTACGTTTCGCGTACGCCAGCCGGTTGTCTGATCGGAGGCGCCCTCGGCTTCGCTACGAATGCTCACTTTCGTGAGTTGCGTGACCACGGAATCAATGCGTACATGGTTAGGAGGAACATCTCATGCGCGACGGCGCTCACTTGCGGCGCTGGCGTGGCGCTTCTCATCCAAAACGCAACAACCGCTACGTATGGCAACATCGCCGCCGTCGTAAGCAAAGTCGACCCTAAAATAAGTGCAATCGTCGCTTCGGCTGACGTCAGCAATCTATTCCGCAGCAACCTAATGGCGCAACTTAGACTTGACCAGGTGGTGACGGCGAAGAGTGACTTCTGGTCTAGTATCGGAGATTACTGGCGTGGTTTTGGAGACAACTTCGCAATCCCAAGCGGCTTCAAACAAGGTTTGTCGCTTCCACCTTGGGCAGCTATCCGCTCCTGGGTTCCGGACGCTTTCTGGACGCAGTGGCAGCGCTTCGGCCGTCCGCCCGACGCTTTCGACTGGAGCCCACATTTAATCACGTGCAGGCCACACAATTGGCATTGGGTCGTGCGAGATGCGGCTTGGCTCGGCGACTGCGCGAAGGGATTGGCTTCAAGATTGCCTTCACCTTTCGTAGCGCTTGGCGCAATGTTTGCTGAACTTGGCAGCGGTACTCGTATCGTGGTCATGTGTTCATGCGTTGCCGGCCTGTCGTATGTGATGGCGAGATACACTCCCAGGAGCATCGATCGACGTTTCCGCGGAGGTGTCGCAAGGGTGCGTTCGTGGCTGCCCGGATCGGCGCTACAGGCGGCCCTTAGCGGACATACGCCCGGAATGCTAGCCGAGATGAGTCCATTTGACGTTTGCCGTAGGATGGGCTACATCGGGTTGCGTTTCGGCTTGCATTTCATCGTTCCCCAGCAAGCGCACGCTATAGTCATAGGCACAGCCATTGTCGATACCGTAGAGCCAAGATGGTTGGTTTATAATATGGCGAACATCACCTGCGAGGAGGTAATCAAGGAGGCATTCGGGAGATATGCATTACATTTGGGCATGCATTCATGCTGGGCGCATTACGCCTTCGCAGCATATGAAATCGC